AAGGTCACCCCGGGGTATGCGGCCTAGGTTTTCCCATGGTTTTCGCCCGATCGCCTGCGCTGCCATGCCCCAGCCCTACGCATCGCCCGCCCCCAGCTCTGAGCGTATCCGCGCGGCGATAGAGTCCGCAAGCTGCCCGCCGCGCCGACGACGTGCGACCGCGACCGAGCCGCCGTCCACGAGCAGCAAAACGATCCGCGGCTCGTGCCCGTCCGCAACCAACAGCGCGAACAACCGCACGACTAGATCGGCCTCGTCGTCGACCGCCTCCCCGCTCGCCGAGCGCGCCGCGTCGTCGAGGTCGCCGAGCACCTCGCGCCGGTTCCGCCCCCGCTGCGAGTCGAGCAGGTTCGCGATCACCGAGCCCGCCACGAGGTAGACGTATCGCGAGAACGACGCCCGAGCGGGGTCATACCGCGATCGCCCCTGCTGCCTCGTGAGTAGACCAAGGACGACACTTTGCAGCACGTCGTCAGGATCCAGCCCCCGCGCAACCGCCACCCGCCACAAGGGATGCGTGCGCGTCAACCGCCGAATGTCGGCAAACTTCGCGCCGACGTCCAGCCCTACCGACACGCCCGCCACCACGCGATCGCGCACGCCTCGGCGACGTGGCCCACGCCGGCGACGCCACCCGCCCCAAGCACGTTCGACCGTGCCCACTCGATCGCCGCTTGTTCCGCCTCGTCGGCGGGTGTACCCCCGCGGACTCCGAGCACCTCCGAGCGCCACGAGGTCGCCAGCGGCCGCTCGACCGGCCCAACCGCCCCGTCGAGCAACGGACCAGCCACAAGGCCCGCATACCACGAGAGCCGCTCCAACGTCGGCCCTCGACCGAATAGGCCCTCGACCGTGAGCCGGTACGCGCCGACGCTAAGCTCGTCGCACCATCGAGCGAACCCCTCGCCCACCGCGTAAAGCGATCCGGTCGTCCGCTCGTGCGACCCCCAGCCCTCACCACCGGCCCGCACCGCCCAGCAAGGCCCCGCCTTCCGGACGCGGTGCGTCCACGTCACCGCCGCCGCGACACATAGCCGCCCGTCAACCACCCGCCCCGCAACGATCGCCCCATTGTTCCCCGGGTCGATCGCTACCTGCCAGTCCCCGGTAGGCGTGCGCACCGGCCGCGGCGCCGCTCGCCGACTCATGCGCGGCTCAACAGTTCGGCCTCACGCTGGGCCTGCGCACAAAGGCAACCCCACAGCGCCAGCCGCTCGCGGGACAACGCCGCGCACCGAGCCGGCGTCGAACAACCCGGCCGCGCCGGGTGACGCCGATAGCCCCCACCGTCCGCGACCCACCATTCCACGTACTGCCCGATCATGCGCCCCCCTTGACCAGCCCGAGCTGTTCACCGAGCGCTGCCAGCTGCGCCCGGTCAGCGCTGCGGTCCTCGACGTAGTGCCGCAGCTGCCGCGCTTCGACGGTGCGCCGCCAGAGGTCGCGGATCGCATCATCCCGAGTCGCCCCCTCGGCACTCGTAATGACGAACCCCTCGACGACAGAAAGGCACCAGCCCTCCGACGTTTTCCAGAACAATACGCCGTGCGAGGCATCCCAGCCCCGAGACTCAGCGATCCAGCGTAGCACAAGCTCGCGCCGGCCGACGGCCGCGGCCTCTGCATCGGTCGGTGCAGCAAACGGTCGGATCATGCGCCCCCCTCGCGAACATACTCCGCCCATACCTCGCGCGCCCAACGACGGCCCGGGTCGCCGCCCCAGAGCAACCACGCTTGGTAGCCTCGCGAGTCCCGGCCCCAGCCCTCGCCCTCTTTGTCGACTTCGTGGCGGTCGAAGTAGCTGATCATCCGGCGAATCGTGTCGATCGAAACTTCCTCCCGGTTCGCCAGCTGGTTCGCCCGCGCGAGCCCGATCGAGGTTCCCCCACGACGCGACGGCGGGAGACTGGCCCGCAGCGCGAGTCCGCGGCGAGCCTGCGCGGCGACGGTTTCCGGCGGTATCGGCATGCGGCCCCCTCTGGACAGCGTGGACAGGCGTGGACAGGGCGGTGGACAGCCCCCTGTCCAGCGACAGACTAGGTATAGCGCCACTTTGCGCCGGTGGACAGGTGGACGATTGAAAACGTCCAAAACTCTGACGTCCACCGGGCGGTGAGCCCTGACCCCTACCCCCACCCACCCCCCTATATATAATTTCTCTTTTATGAGGATCTTGTCAGATTCAATCGTTCCAGTCGTCCACCTCGAAAACGTAGGTTTCACCTTGTGCCGCCGTGGACAGGGATCAGTCCATCGCTTGTCCACTCTGTCCACGTTGTGCTTTTCCCTTGCACGTTGAATACCGATGCAGTATTCTACCTGTGTCGGCAGCGTCGCCGACGACGATAAACGAGACAAGGGGGACCGATGTATACGCCGAATATTGCCGATATCCCGCTGAAAAACCAAGAGCGCGCCTCTATCGTGATCGAAGAAATGCGTCAGATTAGTCGACAAATCGACGAAACGATCAAGATCGCGCAGGCTGGCGAGCGGCCGGCACAACGGCAGACCGAAGAACGGCTCGCGTCTCTTTGGGCTTATCGGCGGGATCTGGCAACCCGCCTTGAAATGTTGGAGTTCGGTGTATGAGCCACAACGCCGAAAACGAAACGCAAGGAGGGCAAATGATTTCAGTAGTTTTGCCATTCCAAAACACAAGCATCGCCGAGGTCAAATCCTTTCTAGCCGCGGCGGACAACGGGCGGCACACGCCTTGGGAAATCTGCGGTTGCGACGGGTTTGGCAAGATTGACTCGTGCGTCTGGCGACAGGCGTACAACGACATTTCCCGGACCACGCTTGATGCGTGTGCAACCATCGCGAGAGACGCCGGGGCAACCGCCTTATTTATCAGAAATGCAAATAGTGAAAGCGTAACGCTCACATTCTAGCTGAACGTTTCCAACTTAGGAGCACAAACATGGACATTCTAAACGCTGAACAGATCCGCTGGACACGTTATTTCGCGACCGAGGAAGATATGACGATCGCGCAGCGCCGGAAGGCCGCGATCGCTGCCGCGCGTGAGGTCGCCAGCAACGGGCGCCTCACCGCCGACCAGCGCGCCGCGGTCGTCGAGCTCGTCAACGACATAAACGGCGATACGTCGGCCCCTCGTGGTGGCAAGCGCGCCGGGGCGGGTCGCCCACGTCGCGACACCGAAGCGCTCGACACCGCGGTCACCGTGCGGCTCACCGCCTCCGAGGCGCGAGCGCTGCGGGCGTTCGCGGCTCAGCGTGGTATGTCGATATCCGACGCGGCCCGGCACGGGCTCGCGTACTACCTTGCGTGCGTCGGCGCCTAGCCGCGAACCCATACCGTCGGGCGGGATCCATCGTCCCGCCGCCGACGGCGACGAACGAACCCGAGCTCGGCAAGCAGGTTCCCGGCACGCGCCGAGTCATGCGGTGTCTGTGCGTGTGCGGGCCGGTCGAGCGCCCGAGCAAGCAGGTCGCCGATCTCGATCTCGGACTGCCCCTTCGCGAACGCGGCCACCCGAGCGGCCCACGGGTCGGCCTGCTCATATTCCTCCGCACGATCGGCGAGGGCCGCGTCGAGGTCGCCGGGCAACCACCACGCCTCCCCCGCCTCGTACCGCGCCACCGCTTCGCCCCAAAGTTGGTCCCGCTCGCGCCGCAGGTTCGTCAGGTCGATCGGCCCGGTCGCCGCTACCTCGACGGGCCAGAATCGGCGGCTCCCGGTGCTATCGGCGAGAAAATCCTTGCGGTTCGACGTCCCGACCCATACGCTCTGACGCGGCACGATCACCGCGTTTCGGGCATACGCGCGCCGCACGTTATCGGCGGGCGAGCTGATCAACGCCTTGATCGCGGGCCATTCTGCCTTTCGGAAGGCGTCGAGCTCCGCGAGCTCGTAGATCCAAATCCCCGACAGCTGCTCGTACACGTCCTTCGACCCTACCGTGATCGGCGTGTCCGAGAACCATTCGCCCGCAAGCACCCGCAACGCCGTCGATTTCCCGGCGCCCTGCCCACCGACGAGGATCAAAACCGTATCGACCTTGCACCCGGGAGCGCGTAACCGAGCGACCGCCGACAACAGGAAACACCGACCGATCGCCGACGACAGCGGATCTGGCGCGACACCCAGATACGTCGCCAGCCAACGATCGATCCGCTCGCAACCGTCCCACGCCGCCCGACACCGATCGAGGTAGTCCCGCGGCGGGTGCCGGCGGTTCGCCCGGCCGACCAACCGCAACGCCTCGCCGACGAGCGCCGACCCGGGCGCCACATCGTAGTTTCTCGACAGCCATAACGCCGCCTCAGACTCGTCGCCGTCCGTGATCGCCTTCCCGTCGAGGTAGGTCCGGCCGTCGTGGTCCGACAAGTAAACCCTGCCCCGCCACCGCGGATCTTCGCCGAGGATCGTCGCCAAGTTTTCGAGAATCGCCCGTGGGCGTGGTTCGTCACCCGACCCGCCCATTTTCAGCTGAGCGAGCACCCGCGGGTCCGGCCCGCCGTCCACCCGCACGCCGACGAGTTCGATGATCTCCGCTTCCGTCATGCCTGCCCCCTTAGCAGCTGGTCGAGATGCCCGTACCACCCGCAACTATTCCGATGGTTACATTCCGCTGTGGCCTTCACCCTTGGGTCGATCAAAAACCAGACCGACGCCCGCCCGCAGGCAGGGCACCGGATCCCATGGCACCGCGTCCCCCTCACTACCCCTCGTAGCGCCGACCCGACCCGTTCGCGCACCGCGGGATCGGCCCGCAGCGCCTCCGCTGCGACCCTCTGCGCCGTCGACGCCGTGGCCCGGTAGTCGCGCCCCTCCCAGTCCCGCTCTCGCGCTACGGAGTCCGTGGAGCGCCCCACCGCGGCCAGCGTGCCAGCGTCCACCAGATGCCAGTCGGGGTCGCACAGCGCCCCGCCCGGGTCGTGCGTGCCGGTATCGAACGGCGCCCCCGGCCGGCGATGCGGTAGAAAATAAAGGCGGCTTGCATCCGAGCACGCCGGATCGATCGTGCCGCCAGCCCGCTGCGCCGCCCACCTCCATACCCACCGCCACGCCAACGCCGGCACCGGCCGCGCGAGCGGAACGACCAGTCGATACTTGGCGACGTCGTCGGTGCAACTCCACGACGTATGATAGATGCACGGCCAGTCCCGCCACGGGTCCAGCGCGGTGAGCAGGTCAGTTCCATCGTCATAGTCGAGGACAATGCACGACACGGCCTCGACGTGGTCGTTTCCCCGGCGCCGACCCTCGTGCAGCACGGCCGGCGACCACGCCGCGCACCGACGCTTGTCCTCGATCGCGCTGCCGTCGAGTGGTGTCGTCAGCATGGCGACGAGGTCGCGGTAGCTTCCGCGCACCCGTGTCGGCGTCGCATCGAGCGCAGAGCGATAGCGGCTCCACCCCCACGCCGGTACGGTGCCGGTGGGGGCGCTTGGGCTGGGCGCGTCCCCGACAGGGAAGCCCCGGCCCTCGCGTGGTGCGGGGGTCGGGGTCATTCCGCGAGCTCGGCGCGGTCGAGCAACCGCCGACACTTCGCGCACGATACTTCGTCGGGATCGTCGGTGTGTAGCCCGAGGTCCGCGACCCGCTGTGCGGCCTCGCCGGTGCAGCACGCCGCCCACCCGGCGAGCACGCGCACCAGCCGGCCGCGGCTCCGGTAGCGGAGGCCGCCCGCGTAGTGCAGCCGGCTCATGTTTCGTCCACCTTGCCACCAAGCGTTTCCAGCTCGCGCAGGCGGTCGTCAATGTCGGCGAGCCCGTACCGCAGGGCCAACCGTAGTAGCGTCGACCGCGTGTGCTCGGCGCCGAGGCCGAGCGCGCCCATACGTGCGATCATGCGGTCCGCGCGCTGGACCGTGCTTGGTGCGAGCCGCAGCGCGACGACGGTCGTCGGCCCTCCCGGTCGGTCGTCGTGTGTGTCGTCCATATTTCCTCCGTTGGTGTTTGCGTTGTAAACAGTCCCCGAATAGAGGTCAAGGGCGGGCGAGAGAAACCCCCGCAAGCGGAGGCGAGATGGAACGCGAGCTCACATGGTCTGAGTTTATTGACGTCGCAACGTATTCTTTCACCTGCACAATGCTGCTGGGCATCTTGTTGGTGCTGGCATGACGATCGCGAAGATAAGCGCGGCGCTAACCGAAGTGATGCGCTCTGTTGCGTATGTCCAGAAAGATCGTCGTGCGGAGTTCGGCGATCGGTACAAATACGCCTCAGAGGCAGCGTTTATCGGTGCTGTTCGCGATTCGATGGTCAAAAACGGGCTAGTGCTTCGACCGCTGAGCATCGTATCGACGGTGACGGAGCACGCTCCGACCAAGCAAGGATCGCGCCAGTTTCGTTGTGACATACATGCGGAATACGAGCTGACACACAGCTCAGGCGAGACACTACAAGTTTGCTCACTCGGCTGTGGAATCGACGTAGGTGATAAGGCGGCGTATAAAGCCATGACCGGCGCATACAAGTATGCGATCCGTCAGCTATTGATGTTAGAAACAGGCGATGATCCAGATCACCACCACAGTAGCGCGCAAGAATCGCCGGTGAAGTCAAAGTCGCTGGGCACAATAGATGCGGCGTTCGTCAGCGCGGTACAGGCACTCGGAGTCGACTACGAGGCGTTGACCGCGTACCTCGTAGATCAGAACCAGCCCCTTCCGGCGCAACTGCCGGCCGATCGCCGGGCGAAATTGCTCGCCGCGTTAGAACAGGGGCAAGCCTTCCGCGCGAAGCTCGACGCATTTATCGGAGGATCTAAGCCATGATGTACCTGTTTGTCGATATCGAGACGTTGCCTGCTGCTGACCGCGAATCGGTCCCAGCACCGAAGGCGCCGGCCAACTACAAAGATCCTGAGAAAATTGCCGCCTACATCGAGGAACATCGCGAGGAAGCGTACCGCGCGACGGCCCTCGACCCGCTCGCCGGGCGCATCCTCTGCATCGGGTATGCGTTCGAGGACGAACCGGCCGCGGTGCTGTACGCCGAGGACGGCGACGAGAAAGCATTGATCGCTCGTTTTGCTGGCGTGGTCCACGAAGCGGCAACGCGCGCCCACGGGTCCCTTGGTTTCGTCGGGCACAACCTCGCCGCGTTCGACCTTCGGTTCCTTTGGTTTCGCGCCCTCGCCTACGGACAGCACGGCCTCGCGCGCGCGCTTCCGTGGCACATCTGGCAGCGGCCGTGGCTCAGCGACACGATGCTCATCGCCGGCGGGCCGACCCGGGAGCGGGTTAGCCTCGCGAAACTGGCCGCGTATTTCTATGTCGGGGCCAAAAGCGAAGGCATGACAGGCGCCGAGGTCTACCCGGCGTACCTGCGCGGCGAGCACGATCGCATCCGCGAGTATTGCCGTCGCGACGTTGAGTTAGTCCGTGATATCCACAATATCCTTGCTGTAACCGAGAAAAAACCCGGGAGTGATCAATGATACATGCTACTGTAATCGGGAGACTAGGCCGCGACGCTGAACCTGTGAAGGCGGAGGCGGGCGGGTGCTCATTCAGCATCGCCAGCGATCAAGGGTTCGGCGATAAACGCCGCACCAACTGGGTTCGTGTGACCGTTTGGGGGAAACGCGGAACCACGCTGCTCCCGATGCTATCCAAGGGGTCGCGGGTCGCCGTGCGCGGAAGCCTTGAAACGCGCGAACACGACGGGAAAACATACATGGAGCTGCGCGCCGACGAGGTCGAGCTCCTAAGCGATCGCGGCGCCACCCCCGCGGTCGACCACGGCACCGCCCGCCCTGCGCCGGCGTTCGCCGACGACGAGACGCCGTTTTGATCCCCGGCGTTCCAACGGCGTCGCTCGGTCAGTCTATCGTCGCGGAGGCCCGCACCCGCTGGTTGCTCGCCCGCCCGCCCGCTCTGACTGACGGCGAGCTCGACGTCCTCGCGCGGCTCGGTCCCGACCTGCCGCGGTGGCGGTGGGCCGAAAAGTTCAACGTATCGGTGCTTGAAATTGAACGCGCGGAAGCATGGCTCCGCGCAAAGGGGGAAGGATGAATCCGATCCTGAAATACGGCCTCGACTCGGCGATCGCCGCCGGGGATCTAGCCGCGCAGCAACTTGGCGCGTCCGGTTGGTGCCTCTACCGAAACTCGGATCGCGCTTCGATCCAGCTGTTTTTCTCGGAACAGTTTCCTTCGCCGCTCGTTTCGTTGCCCGGCGCCGTCGTTGACGAGGTCGAATCGTCCGATCAACGGATGGAGCGCGTGCGCGTACCGTTCGCCGGTTACGAGCTCGTTTCCGTTCGGCTGCTGCCGTCGTTATCGCCGCCTTCCGATTGATCATCGCCGGTCGCCGGCTCGATCACGATACGAAACCCGCCCGCGCGCAACCAGCGCCGGGCGCGCTCCACGGTCCACCGCGCGGCATCGAACCGGATCGCTTGGAGCTCGCCCACCTCTCGCCGGCCAACTCGCCGAAACCCGATGATCGCTTCGACGCCCGCGGGCCATGACGCCGGCGATTGCCGGATGAAGCGGTCGAAGTTTTCCGGCTCGCGCTGCCGGGCGGCATGTTCGTTCGGATAAGGCAAGTTAGACCCGCGTATACGTCGCGGTGCCGTTCGCGACGACGGCGCGCAACGCCTGACGGCTTTGGTTGCGCGGGCGCCATGGCTCCCCCAACGACAGATGGATCCACGACGGGTCGGCCGTTCCCATACTTTCTAGAATGACTTGTCCATATGGAAGCTGCGAATCTAAGCGAATCCAGTCGAACACCGCCGGCAGCGATGCGTCGAGCGGGATGAAATCGACGGCCTCGCCTTTCATATGCTGCGAGTTTTTCGATCCGCCCACCGCGGCGTTGACAGTCGGCCCGCGAAAGCCGCTGGACACGCGGATACGGCCCCAGCGCTCTCGGACGACCTGCAACAGGTGCGCCGTCGCGACGATCGCGGGCTTGAACGATTCGGCCTCTTGGCGGTTCTGGTGCACGAGTGTAACGCGGCCGGTGCCGGTAAACTCGCCCCAAGTAAAGTGGGGCGTGAGGCGTTCGCTTAGCGCGGTCACCGCTTGCTTTTCCGCTTGCGGACGCCTTGCGCGATCCAGCCGCCGACGACACCGACGACGAGCAACAAGGCACCGAGCACCGGATCCTGTGCGGCGACGGCGCCGACAACCCCGGGATCAATGATTGACGGCGGCGCGGTATGCGTTTCGACGGGTGGCGGCGGCGCCGAGGGGATCGGCGGCATCGGCGACGCAGGCCCGACAGAGGGGACGGAAGGCGCCAAAACGTCGGTATCCATGCTAACTTCCCGATAGGCCGTAGTATCCGGCCGCGATGGTTGAACCTAGCCCCACGAGAGCTAGGGCGATCTTTCCGAGGGTGTCGACCCGATGTTGATCACGCGCGGCCAGCTCGCCGAGGGTCGCTCGCCAGTCAGCGCGCATCGACGCAAGCTGCGTCATGACCTCCGCGTGCCGTTCTTGGCCGCGTTGTTCGTGCGCATCCACACGAGAAACGACGCCCGCGAGCTGTACCCGTTCGTCGGTGAGTTCGGCGCGGAGCTCGTCGACCGCGTCCTCGACGCGAGTCAAACGATCGGAGATGGAGTCAAGGCTGAGCATACCTCATCATACCGGCGGGCCGCGGGCTAGCAGTCAACCCAACCCGCGAACCGTGGATCGAGTTTCGCCGCCTCGTATGCCTGCGCGTTGACGGACGCCGTCGCGTGCGGGTCATACTGAAACGCGATCCCCACCGAGGTAAACGCCGACGCGCCCCGGTCGGACGCATATTCGGGGCTCGCATACAGCGAAAGCATCGCAATATACTCAACTTTGTTCCGGCCGTTGAAAAACTCAAACCGGCCGTAGCACTCGGACACGGTCAACCCGTCAAACGAAAAAACCCCTTTGATCGCCATTATGCCACCCGTGTTAGCTGCCAGTAGGCCAGCCACCGAATCGTTTTGTTCGCTTCGCCCGTCACCGTAACAATCAGAGCATTGTTGGTCGTGTCGGCAGAGACAACTGCGGTCCACGCCGAGGCGCCCGCGTCGGCCGCGGTGTGTACCGTGGTCTGACCCACGAGCACCGGGGCCCCGGTCGCCGCCCGCTTGATCACGCCCTCAAAGGACCACCCCGCGACGTCGTTGATCGTCCCCGCCGCTCCCGCCCGCTGGCGGCCGATCACGGTGCAGCGAAACTGTATGGCCGTCGATACGGAGACACCGACCCGCTGGTTTCCGGCCTCGCGAAACAGCATTTCTTGCGGGTTCGCCGTCGAAGTCTCGACGCATTGTTGGGCGAGGTGGAACGCCGCATCGCCGGCCGCCGCGAAGTTATGCGCGCCAAAACTTAGCGTGCATTGATACACGCTAGTGTTTGTCCAGCCCAGCGCGACCGCGCGCGTCAGGTTGTTGGTCGTGTTTCCTTGGCCGATTGCCGTTGAGCCCGCCCCGGTAGCTGACGTGACTTCGCCGATCGCGATCGCTGCCGACCCCGAAGCGGTTACGCTGCCGCCGCCGAGTGCGACCGAATTTGAGCCGCTCGCGTTTGCCGAGTTTCCGATCGCTACCGCCCCTGCGGAGCTCGCGGACGGCTGGGGGCCGATCGCCACCGCGTTTTGCGCCGTAACCGAAGCGCCAAAACCGATCGCCACCGCCATTGAGCTATTCGCGGTGCAGCTCGATCCGATCGCGGTTGCGCGTGCTCCGCTGGCGACCTGCGCCGCGTCTCCGCGGCCCGACTGGATACATACCGCAGCGACGCCGCGCGCGTTGCCGGCAGTATACATCGCCGTCGTGGTGTTGCTTGACGTGATATCGTGGCGCATCGGCGTCACAATGAATGGAGTCTGATTCGCCCCAACCGAAAACACCAGCGCGTTCACGTTCTGGCGATCGCCACTATTTGGGTCGGAATTTGTGGCGAAAACCGGCGGCGAGAACGAAACCACCGTCCCGCGGTTTACGCCCGTTGTCTCAGACATAGCCGCGCCGGTCGCCGCTTGCCCCGCCGTCGTGCCCCACCAAAGGGCCGGCGACCACTCCACTTGCATCCCCGGCGTAAGCGGACGCGCCGAGTTCGGCGTAAACTCAACGCCTCGCGCCGCCGACGCTATCGGAAAAAATGACCGATTCACAGCGATGCCGATTCGACGCAGATATTGAGCGTCGTTGCGATCGTGGTCGCGGCGTACAACTGCACAGCCTGCCCCCCGGTGGAGCCCGGGAGCACGAGGCCCGTCAGATCCATACAGTAATGGATCGCCTGCTGCGACGTGGTCGAGGCCGTATACGCCGGGATGTTCCACTCGCTGAGCAGACGCTTCGTGGTGCCGCCGTCGGTGGAATAAAAGAACGTGACAATCGTGTTTGTCGATGTACCGGGCCGGGCAACCCAGACCCGAGAGATGCGCTTGCCGACCCCGTCCGCGGCCGCGGCCGACGGGCCAGAGGTTACAAGCACCGTGGTGCCCGTGCCGTCGCGGTTTGTGTTCGCCGTCGATACCTGCGCCACTTCGATAAACGGCTGCGCGCCAAACTGTGCATTAGTCGCCACGATTCCCCCTTAGCCGATCCCGGCCATAAGCGTCAAAAAATCACCGCCGCCCGCTGGTCCGGTGGCACCCGTTGCGCCTGCTGGTCCGGTGGCACCCGTTGCGCCTGCTGGGCCAGCTGGCCCGGTGTCGCCGGTCGCACCCGTTGCACCCGCTGGTCCGGTCGCCCCGGTCGCGCCCGCTGGTCCGGTCGGTCCCGTCGGGCCAGCCCCGCCCCCGCCTACACCGCCCGAAAATACGCGGGCCATGCTAGTTCCGGTCCACAGCGGCAACCGTTACCACGGTGGCGCCGGTGGCGCTCGCGAGGTACACGCGCCGATCGCCCTGATGTTGGAGCTCGACGCCGGTATCCGCGGACAGCGGGATAAAATCAGCGCCGATCGCACCGCCGTCGGTGCCGCTGTACGCCAACTTCCCGGCGTTGGCGGCGAAGGTGATCCACAGGTAGCGCGTGCCCTCCGGAGGCCGTACCTCCGTCAAAACATCGGCCGACCCGAGGGTAAACGTATCCGGCGCAAAAAACTGTGTAATGGTTACCGCCATGCTGGCCCCCTGCCCCTATCGTACCGCTCACCGCGCTACCCGCCCGCCGATGCTCCACCAGTCCAGAAACCCCTCCGCTTGCCCGACCTGCGATACCCCGGTGAGGCCCATTCCAATAAGGCAAAGGGTCGTGTTCGGCAGGTTTGTTGTGATCGGAGCGCCAATATCGACGCGATCGTAGATCGCGCGGTCGCTGCCCAACTGATTGATCTCAAAAAACTGGATCGACGGGGACGCCGTCGTACCCTCGACGCGAAACCCGAAAATGCGGTACACGCCGACGTAGTCGGAGCCGAGGTCCACCGTGCTCTCATTTGCCGCACCGGAACCATCCTTCACTACCCCAAACACGTTGCCATTTAGCGCGCGAACCCCGATAAACTGCGTGGTGTCGGTTACGCGCACCCGTGCCGACGTCAGGTTCGCGAAGCCTGACCACACTTCATACGTCGGTGTGTTGATACCGAGTCGGAGCTTGCACGCCCATATTGAGCCCGGAGCGGGGCAGCGGAAAAACGCGCCGATCGTGCCCTGATGTACGATCGTCGCGCTGTTCGCTTGATTCGCCGTCACGACCCGGAGCAACCCGGCCTCCGTATCCGCGCTCGGCGTAACGCTTGAAAACGAGCCATTCGCGCCGACATGCGTGTGGTCCCATTGCTGCTCCCCGATCTCGCCCGCCCCGTTCTTATTGTACGTCGGAAGGAAATCGTCATGGAACGAAAACCCCACCGAGAACGGTAGCCCGATCCCGTGGTCCGGCCCGTCCCCGTGGAGCGCCCCGATCCCCTGCCCGGCCGTTCGCCGTCCGAAAACGCCCACTATGCCCTCCCTCGATCGAGCGGCTCATCGAGCAGCACGAGCTCGGCGACACACTCGGTCAGACCCACTTGCATCCCCGTCACGAGCGCGACCGCGTCGGACAACCCTAGCACCGCCTCCGAGTAGAGCACGATCGAATTTAGCCCGGCCCGAAGCAGCTCGATCGGTCCGCTCACCGTGAAGCGACGACGAACAATCGCACGGGCTTGCATCCGGAGCGTCAGCACGCGCGCCGCCGCGCTATCATCGGCGATAATCGCCGTCTCGATCTCGACGGGGCGCCGTCCATACCGCAACTCGGACACCGCGGCCAGCTGGGACGCGGCCTCGTAGTCGCCGATCGCCGGGTCCATGGCGCCGTACATGCGAAGCGTCCGCGCAAATCCCTGTCTGCACTTGCGGTATCGAAGCAGCATATCGTTTTCGACGGCGTCCCGACCTGTCAGACCGACCCGCGACGTCCGCTGAACGCGGAGCCGCCCGCCCGAGGCCGTGTCTGCCGAGAGAAAGAGCGCCGCGTCGACGGCCAGCCCGTGCCACCGCCGCAGCTCGTACCATACTCCATCTGAGGATTCTTGGCGTACAAGGTCGACCAACCCGCCGATCGAGGATTCGATCCAATCCTGCGGCGTGGTCGGTTCCGTTATCGCGGCATCGAGCGCGATCGCGTCGAGCTCAGCCCGCGCCGCGGACATACGCCCACGGTCATATGGCACGCCCGCCGAAAGCAAAAGATCCTCGATCACCGCCCCGGCGCCGCGGAGCTCGCCACCCGTGATCGGGTCCACGCGCCCGCCGCCGCTCGTCCAGCCGATCCAGTATTCATTCCCGGCGATGATCCGCAGCGCATCCCCGTCCGCGCGCTGCACGATCGACACTTGCCGCCCCTGCCCGTCCGTCGCAAGCTCCACCGTCAGCGTGCTGGACACCGTCGGCGGCGTCGACGGCCGCGGCCCCGGCGCATATCCGCCCGAGGTATCGGTTACCAAAACGGTGCCCGCAACCACCGGGTGCCCTGCGATCACGAGCTTGGAATCATTGATCGTGTGCGCGCCGTCGCCCCACTCGCCGACGTAGGCCGGGGAAGCGGGCGCGGCGAACGACCAGCGGCCCCAGACCGAAATTCCATCCCGCCCCGGGCGCCCATAGATCCACGGGTAGGCCGCTCCTATCACCTGCGGATCGGGCTGCAACGCAAACGGGCTCGTCGTGATCGGCCACGTTTGTTCGTTGATCGACGCACCTTGCGGCGGGATCGTCGCGGTCGAATCGTACCTTTTCCCTTCGATGGAGAACGCTAAGGACTCGTCGGCGCCGCCGTATTCGGGCGCAACCACGGGCCCGGCTGCGACCATGAGCGCTTCCGCGTAGTCCATGCCCTCCGTCCAGTACCGCAGCTGCGCGCTCCCCGCTTCCAGATCCGCGCCCCGAGCGATCAGTTCGGCCCACGTTGCGCCACCGGCGCCGGGGTCGAGCTCGATCGCGACCGACAGCCCGGGCGCCCCGAGTTCCACGCGGAGCCCGCCGACGCCCGCCAGATAGCGGTACGTCAGCGCGCCGGCTGCTACGATCAGCCCCTCGTCGGCGAAACGGTACACCGTGCCGCCGATGGTAAGATCGAGCAGCCAATGCGCGGAACGAACCAGCTGCGGGCGGGCGAGCGTGATCGGCATTAGACGATCTCCCGCATCGACACCGGGCTAACGCGCAGCACGCTATCGGCCTCTGGGTCGCCCTGCACATGCTCGACACCGACCGAGCCTACGATCCGACCGAGAATAAACAGGCGGCGGTCCGTGATCGTCGTCTGATCTTGCATGTAGTCACATGCGACGATCGGAACCTCGCCCGAGGCCGAATCTTCCAATAGCCCGGCGACCAGATACGGCGCGTCGTTCACGTTCGCGACGCCGTCGGTTACCGCGGCAAACGCGAGGTAGTCGGGCGTCGGCGACGCATCGAGCAGCCGGGATTGATCCGTGCCGTCCGACCACGACCACTCCCAGCTACGGACCACCGGCCCGAGGGAGCGCGTCGAGGGTACGCCGTCGCCAGAAACCGCATCGGCCGCGTTGCGGTTGTACGTTTGCGTCGAGCCCCAAGCGTGACTTTGGCCCGCAGCAACCACTTGCCCGAGCACCAGCGTCCCGATCTCGTAGTAGTCTCCGTAAGCCTGCTGCGCCGGTATGTTCAGCCGGATCGCTTCCCACGGCTTCGTATGCGTCGACCGGAAGATCCGCACCGCGTTCTGCACCCGAATCGCGCCGGCTGCCCCGCTCGCACCCGCCGCGCCGACGGTGTCGACCTCGATCTCGACGGTGCGGCCCGCGGCCGTCGACCAGATACCCTCTGTATGCCGCACGATACGCCCGATATTGCCACCGCCGAAGTCGAAGTAACTCCCGACGAGCTCGCCGCGGAAGATGTACCGCGCTCCGGCGGGCGAGCCGTTCGGACGGACGACCCGCCCTGAGCGCGCCCACGACAGCCCTGAGAATCCCTGCGTGGTCGTGATCGTCCCGATCGTCGTCCATACCGCCGAAACCAGCGCTTGCACGTTGATCGTTTCGACATTCGTGCCGAATACCGCGACGCCGACGTAGTTCGACAGCCACGACCCCGGGCCGCTCCCGAGGGACCACGCGATGTTTGCGATCACGTTATCGGCGGTCGACCGCCACGAGCGCCGCGGGCTAGGCTCGGTCAACGGATGCAGCGCCTCGATCGGGTACTCGTAGGCCGGGCGGCACGTCCATTGATCTTCCCACGCCGCGGGACCGTCGCCGCCGCGAATGTACGCGATACGTCGCCCGCTCCCGACGGTCGTCGCTGCCGCAAGCGGTAGAGGGGTCGGGAGGCCGGTCAACGGTTTACCCACGAGCGCGTAGTATTCCGCGGTGCCGTTCGTCACGCGCGTCGAGTAAAGGGCGCGGGGCACCGACGTTTCCGCGACAGCGAGCGACCAGACATATAGCCAACGCGACGAGGTCGCCGTCCCGCCGGTCGTGGCGGTATTGCCCCAGCTGGCTGTGCTCGTCAGGTACGCCGCGGACGCGGTAATCGCGAGCTGCTGCCCACACGTTGTCCATCGCTGGCCCGTCGCTCGACGATAGAAAACCTCGACGAATCCCGCGGCCGCACCGGCCCGGCGATGCACCATCCGGATCTGCATGTACGTTGACATGTCGATCGTGATCGTCTGGTTTAGCGTTCCGTTCGTGTAGATCGAAAACTGCCCCGATTGAAACCTAATATCGACGCGGCTTCCGTTCGCACCGTTCGATAGCTGGCTCTCGATCCGCGCCTGCTCGGACGTGCCGCCCGCCGAAATGCGTACCTCGCACTCAAAGATATGCGCGCCGTCAGTCGTCGCGAGCGCCGGGGCGTGCGTATGAAAACGGGTCGCAGCTGCGCCGCTATTGATCAGGAGCTCGCCCGTCGAAGTAATCGAATCCGCGCCGTCGAGGCCCGTCGACGTCCAGCACGCAAGATCGTCGGGCTCCCCGATCGGCCACCAGCTCGCGGCGTTCTGTGTCTGTAAACCCGACGAGAAAACCGGGAACACGCAGTTTTGCCAGCCTCCGAGCCGCAGCAAGATCGGCGAATCGTCGGTCGTTACACCCGGGCTCTCCGACTGGTGCAAAATGAACCCGAAACCCATCGAAAAACACGCTTGGCCGCGAGTAGGGTAACAGTCGGTGTCGTTGTTCGTCCCGAGAACCAGCCCCTCGGTGTTCCACGTGGAACCATAGTCATCCGACCACGTCACCCACAGCGGGCGCCTCACTCCCGCTGATGCCCGGCTCCCGTAGAACAACCGCCCGCCCGGGTCGGACCACGCCCATACTTCGACGTCGTCGCCGGCGAAGGTATACGTGGCGGCCGACAAGGTCGCTGATACCCACGCGCTACCGGTGCGGTACACCGCTAGATCGTTCGATGCGTCGAGCCGGAAGATCACGATCGAGCCGTCCGCGGCCTGTGCCGCTTCCGATAGGTTCGTCGTCGCGTTCACCAGCGACGAAATCTGCCGCCACGTCGCACCGCCGTCCGCGCTGGCAAACTGCCGGATATACCCACTAACGGCGTTCGCGTACACCTCGATCAGACAGAGGTCGCCGTTCCGCATGGAAAACAAGCGCAGGCGATCGGGTGCCGCGCTCAGACCGCTCACGAGGTCGGAAGCGTTCGCGATGTAGGACCAGAGGCTAGACGTTTGTGGTGCGTCGTTCCGAAGCAGCAACCAGTCATAAGGTGCGGCGGTCGACGTGCGGATCAGCAACAGATGCCGCCCGAGCGCGTCGACGCATTGTGCGATGCCCTGCCCCCGGGCCGTGCCGCTGATCGGCGCGTCGAAGGTCGGGACGATCGAGGTCCACGCATTTGTCGAGGGGTCGAAGCGACGCAGGGTGATCGCGCCGGTCGAGGTATTCCGTTGCGTCTGGACCAGCTGCCCGTCGAGCAGCGCGCAAACCGTCAGGTCACGCAGCGGCGTGGTCGTGAACGCCGGGCACGTCACGCCGGTCAGGTGCGTCGCGTTCTGGTACCCGATCACGTCGTTCACTTCGGCGGTCGTCGAATACCCCACCGTCATGCCCGAGTCGAGCCGGGGCAGTCCGGCATTGAGCGCCCATACACGGATCTCGGTATCCTGATCGCCGCTGAGCTCCACTACCGCCGCTGTGTCCACCGTGATCGGGTCGCCGGCCCCCGCGGCCCGGGGCGCCGCCTCGGTATAGCTGCTGTGTGTGGCGCTGAGATTTTCGACGGCGATCCGTGTGTCGTGAAGGATCCAACCCCGCGGCGTCGCGTCCGCCCCCGTGTACCGCGTCGAAGCCATGCTATCCCCCGTATGCCGTCGCCGTGCCTGCCGATAGCCTTATCGTACCGCCCCGGGCGCGGCCCGTGAGCTTCGACGCTCGGGCGTCGAGCTGGGCGAGCACGCGATCGTTGAGCGCGATCACCACCGGGCCCATACTCGCCGCGGGCGCGGTGCCTGCGTTCGCCGCGCGCAGCTGCTCGCGAAACCCGGGGGTCGCCATGGCCCGCTGGTTCGCGACGCCCTCGCCGCGCGTGAGAATCGCCGGCATTTCGGACGGGTCCAACCCCGTGTGAAACTTGGGTTTCTGCGCGAGGATCGCGGCAACCTGCGCCGCCGTCGCGACGCCCGCCACCGCGGCCGCGGCGACCGGGGCACCCGGCCCCAAGAACGCAAACGCCGGGATCAGCGATATCGCCGCCCGAGCGCCGTCGATCAACGCGAGCGCCACTTGCGCGGCCTGTTGCGCCTTGAACGCTGCGGCGATCTGGCGCCGGCGTTCGTTCGCCTCTTTGGTGAGGTCTTTCAGTTTTTCGACCGCCGCGGCGCGTTCCTCCCCGCGCAGCGATCGCACCGTTTCGATCTGTTTGTCGCGGAGGTCCATGGTTTCGTCAAGCCGCTGCCGCTGGTAACGCTCCCACGATCGCCCGAGGTCGCCGACGATGTCGATCAACGGGCCATAGGTAGCAGCTATCTGATCGACAAGTTTCGTAGCGTTTTCGGCCTGCTTTTTGAGCCATTCCTCGGACCACATTTCCAGATTCTTCGTGATCTCAAACGCTTTTTCCTGTATCTTGCCGAGTTCAATGATCGTCGGTTCAGAGGGTAGCAGCACGATTTCTTGATCGGGCGTCGAAGGAAGGAACGTGATCGCGTCCTCCTCGCGTGCTTTTTTCGTCGCCTCGCGCGTCTTGTCGGTCTGTTCGCGAAGTTTTCGCAGCCCCTCCGTGATCGAGTCGAGCGTCGCCCTAGCTCTCGTTTGCGTCGCCGACGCATCGGCCGTCGCATCGGCTAGCCCGTCCATCCCGAGCATCGCCGCCGTCGCCGCTTTACCCTCCGCGATCACCCCGTCGCCCCACGCACGCATCGCGGAGCGCGACCCGGTAGCCGCTTCCTCGATCGTGCCGAGCCCCGCAGCAAGCAGCGCCAGCGAGAACCGGAGGTCGCTTGTTTTCGTCGCGAGTGTGACTACCGAAATGATGAAGTTTTCAAGGATCGAGGTATCCGCGAGGCCGTCCAAAACCTCTGCGATCCCGAAGGCAAATTCAAGAGCGGCGAGCGTCGCCTGTTCAATGTCCGGCGCGAAGTTATCCACCAGCGCGACGGCCACGATCCCCACCGCCTGCTGCAACCCCTCAAATGCGGCCTGAGCGCGGTACACCGACTCGATCTGGTCCGGCCTAAGCACGTCGCTCGCCCCGAGCTCGTCGAGCCGGGCCACGGTGTCAGCGGCTACGCTCGTGAGCTCTGACAGCGCGTACACCGCGGCGCCGACGACAATCGGGATACCAGCGATTGCCGTCGCTACCGCGGCCACCCCGATCGCGGCGGTCGTTCCGGCGGCGCCAACCGGCCCCAAAACTTCCGCCATATCCTTCAAATCGCCGGCGAGCCCGCCGGTAAACCGATCGCTCACCCGCTCCAACGCGCCGAGCTGTTTTTCCGCGGCCTGCGCCGCCTCGCGCGCGGCGCGTTCGGCCTGCTTGATCTGCTCGTCCGCTGCTTTCTTTGCGGCTTTTTCTTCCTCGCGATAGGTCTTGCTGATCGCGGCGAGCATTTTCTTGCCTTCGCGCTCAGTTATGCCCGGGAGTTTTTTTAGCTCCGCCTCGATCTGATCAATGCGTACTCGTAAGGTGATATCTTCGGTCGCCATGCTACCCCCTGACCAGCGCGCGAATTTCGTCGGCGAGCTCGACGGCTACGATCTTCGTTCGTTCTTTTAGCGGTGTCTTGACGTAAGCATTGATCGGCGATCCGGCTTCATTATCCGGCGTCGCGCTCTGCACCTTGCTTTTCCGGATCGTGCTACCCGCCCGCAACCCGCCTTGTGTCGTCTTTATGTAGAACCAGTAAGGTTTCCCGCGTATATTTACGGCAAAGTTACTGATAAACCCCTCGATCCCGTCTGAAACGATGCGAACGCCAGACTCAAAGGAATCGCCGGAGTGATACGGTTGACGTTTGTTTCGCGCCCTCGGATCAGTTTTTTCATCGCCGCGCGGCCACCGGGCCTGCGCGTTGCTTCGGATTTCCTCGATCTCCGTTTCGACCCGGTCAAAAACGGCCGGCGCGATCGCTCTCACCGCGGCCTCGATCTGCCGTGCGAGCTCACCGCTGATCTCCATCGAGGTCGACCCTCGCCCGATCACCACGCGGCCCATGCTACCCCCGTGCAGACTTTACCGCCCGGGGCGCCTTCGCTGGTTTCGCCTCGGCGGGCGGGACGTGCTTCACCCTCCACCACGCGATCCAGCGTACCTGTTCGTCGCGCGCGAGCTCGTGCCACCGACTCAGCGACCAGCCCAGCGCGCCGCATATGTCGAGCACGACGTAGTCGAGGCTTAGCCCCCCGTCGGGGGCTCGGAGTTTCCCACCGCCGCGACGACCTCGGCCTCGGTGATCAAAGTTTCCGCCATGCGCCGGAAGCACTCGGCGCCTGCTTCCAGAACCTGCGCGAGCGGTACACCGGCCCCAACCAGCGCGTCGATCAGCTCGCCGCCATACCGAAGCGGCTGGTAGTTACACGCCTCGTAGCTGAGCTTCGTAGGCCGCTGCGCGGACACCATACGCTCCACGCGCGGACAGCATACTCCCAACGCCGCGGCAAACGCCCGCTGTACGTTCTGTCCGCCGGTGGCAACTACCTCGTGCCGCACCGCGTAGGACGCCGGAAGCGCGCCCTCGATCGTCCGTTCGCCGAGTTTGACCGTGATCGTCTCCATGCCTTCCCCCCAAAGTAAGCGGCCCGCGCCCAAAGGGGCCACGGGCCAGCATAGCACGAGCGGCGGTCGACGGGCTAGATCGCGAGGTCGCCAGACACCGCACCGTAACAGGTGAAGCTGATCGAGAACGTGTTGGGATCGCCTTCGGAATACGCAAGCGAACACTCGCAGTCTTCCAAAGTGAACGTATGATCCGCACTATCGCCGAAGTTAGTCCCCTCCTCGGTAACCACGATATCGAGGGTGTATACGTCAGCGCTCGCGCCCAACGTCGAAACCGCCGAGGTGAACGCGCCGTTTTTGAGGATCGCATCGGAAACGCTCGTCGCCGTCGCTGAGGTAAACTCCGACATGGAGCAGGTAAGCGTGCCGGTGGGGAAGGTTCGCGTCGTGTGGCGGACCGACGAAAGAACGCCGCGATGTTGGTACGCGGTAGTCTCGCGCAGCTTAGCTTTGAGGCCGTCGATCGAAAAATCCGCGTTGTCAAACTTGACCGTCACGCTGATCGGCGTGCCGGTCCCGTCTTTGAGAACGATGGTTCCATCGGCCATATTCTTTACAACTGTGCTATTCGGCATGATATCCCCCTGTGCGTACTGTACCGACCGCCGGCTATTGCAGCGCGAGCCGGTGCTGCGCAATCACCGACACCTCACCAAGCAACCAAGCGCCGTCCCCGACCACCGAGCGACGCGCCTGCGTCTGGCCGATATGCGCGTTCACAAGCGACGCCCCGGCGATCGCCTGCACGAGCGCGGCCTCTGCGTCGAGCGCCGCGTCATAGTCGCCGACTTGCCGATCGCCTCGTAAACGGAAGGTCCACCGGACCGCGAGCTCGGTGTCGACGAGGCCGCCGTCCGCACCCCGTTTGTGGCGATAGCTCTCCATGATCGTCGTGAATCGGGTAATCGGCGCACCGACAGCAAAGGCAAGGTGTGCATACGTGCCGGGATCACGAGGGAAATCGTTGTAGTTCCAACGCGATTCCCGCCAAGCGCTAGGCGTGCCGAGCGCCTCGACCGCCGCCGCTACCCGCTGCCGCAGCGCCGATACCGCGATCACGGCCACGAGCGAAACCCGCGCGAGGACAGCCACAGCGAGGACACCGCCGGGCCTTTCCGATCACGGCTTCCCGACCGTCCATTATCGTCGGTTTCGTCGTACAGGAAACGAACCCGCGTCAGCGCCGCCTCATACTCGGCGCGATACATGCCGGCCGTGGCCGCATAGGCCGCATTGAGCCGCGTCGAAAAATCCTCGTAGATCAATGCCAGCGACAGATACAGGTGCGGGTCGCGCATCGCCTGCGGGCTGAGCACGAGGTTCGGCCTGCGCCCCTGCGCCAATAGCCGGCCTTGAATCTGGATCCACGCTTCATCAAGTTTCGTGGCGAACGACGTTTCGGCGTGGATGCACGCCGGGCCCGACGGATCGAGCGCCGACGAAACACGGTAAAGATCGGCCTCCGTCACGACCGGGAACAACGCCCGCCGCACGAGCAGCGCCTCGACGTCGAACGTCCGCGTGGTCCCGTCGGGCATGGTCGCCAGCCATTCGACGCGGTAGCCCTCGCCGTAGCTGCTGCCTGCGAGCGCCGTCGCGAGCACGTTGTATTGCGCGATCGACCCCGTGATCGTCGCGGCCTGCGCGTTGACCAGCGCGACGCCCGCAGAATCGTACACCGACACCGTCGCCGACGCCGGCGCGACAAGCGCACCGGCCCGATAGATCGGCACCTTGATCAGGTTATCCCGCGATCTTTCCAGCAACTCAGGCAGCTGGAACCGCGCGGTATAGAGCGTGTCAGCGGCGGCCACCGTTGCCCCCGCGATCGCTGTTCTGCTTATCGGCGTTTCGATGCACCGTTTCCGACGCTTGCCGTGCGATACTCACAGCGTCGGAGTGTCGGATCCCCGCCTCGCGCAACCGCTGGTAGCCGTTGGATTCGGTGGCCTTCCGCGAGCTATGATCCGGTTCGTTCGGCATTATTCCACCCCAAGCGCGTCGAGGCCGACCGCTTGCCCGGCCGCTGCCTCTCCCCTACCGTACCGGGCGAGCTCGTCGTCGATCGCCGCGATATCCGCGGCCAGTCGAGCGATCAACGCGCGGACACTCGGCGACACCGCGACCTTATCGAGCAGATCGTCGTGTTCGCGCTGACGCTTGCTCCGTAGCATTTCGAGAACGTAGGGCGCCGCCCGGGCGACGATCCCACGGTCGATCAAACTACGGCACCACCCGGCGTATCCGGCTTCATCCACCTCGGTGTGACTCGACCCCGGGAACGCGCGCTCCCAGCGAGACAGGAAAACGCCAGGGGCAACCTGCTGAATGTAGCTCGTACCCGGGCCGTCCACGTCCGTCGCGATCACGCGCCACCCCGCTTCCTCCGCGGTAGCCTCGGTCTCCAATTTCTGGAACCGGCCGTCGCCGCCCTGACGCATCCGGTTGATCCCCGCTTGCAGCTTGATCGAACCCATGAGCGGAATCACCTTGCCCTGCATGACCGTCCACCGCTCCGGATGCCACATGAGCAGCCGCGGCGGCGTAGCTGGCAAGCGGGGCAGATTGACCCGCGCTTCCTCGGTGAACGTCGGCGACCATGCGTTCGCACTCGGCGAGCTCGCCGGCGCCGGCGCGGATTCGGGTGTGGATGCGTTTTTGAGTTTCGCCATGTAGCCTCCCGGGTAGTCCGTAGCCCGAAACGAAAAACCCCGCCACGGGGGCGGGGTAAAGCGTCGGCCCGGGCGGACGCTCCGGAAGGCGGGGACCGCCGCCCGGGGCGCCGCTAACTCACTCAGGCGTCGGTGATGATCGAGACGCCCGCGGCGTCGATCCCCTTGGACACGCCGACGTAATAGTGCGTAACATAGGCGGTCAACCCCGACTTTGCGGTACGCTCACGCTCAAACATGATCTTGTTCGCGAGGATCAGCTGGTTCGCGTCGTTTTCTTCGGGGATCGAGGAATCGGCCCAAAGGACCGCCCCGCGCGCGAACATGCCGCCCGCCCGATCGGCCCCGGCGTTCGCGGTGGGGACGTATGACGAGCTAAACAGATCCACGCCCATCCATTGGCCGCGGTACCCGTTGCCGAGGATCTGGATTTGCTCTTGCGAGGCCGGCAACCATTGAACCGCGCCACCGGTAACCGACGCGATCGCCGTGCGGAGGTCGCCCATTTGTTGCGGGTGCAGGATAGCCATGTAAGGCCCAACGTTTTTCGCAACTTCCAGAGTCTGGATCGCGGCGAGGAAGTTCGCCACCGAGAGGTCAACGCCAGTCGCACCGACCGTCGCGGTAAAATCATCGGTGACGTTCGCCACAAGCGACACGAGGGTATTATTTGCGCTTTGCACCGCATCCATCGCGAATTCGCCGATCTTGATCTTGCCGTTCGCCGGGTCGGTCAAGCGGGCGAGGTCGCTGGCCTCGTAGCTCTTGCTGTATCGGGCGACGGTCACCGTGTACGCCGCGTCGGTGAGAGCGGTGTTTGCGACGGCGCTACCATCGCCCGGGGCGGTCAACAGATCATAACCGCCGAGGCCGACGCCCGGCACCTTCAAGACCGCGGAGCCGCGGCCAACCGCGTCACCCGCATAAACGAGCGAAGGGTGGTTGGGAAGCGCATTTCGGTCCGCGAGCAGCAACAGAATTTCGGCGCTGAGCGCCTGCGCGGTGCGAAGGTCCGCGATGCCAGAATAGATGATCTCGTCAGCCATGGTAGGTTCCCCCTAGTAACTTTGTGATCGTCGGCGACGCCCGTAACGGGGGCGAATCGAGAATACTCGATCCACCGTACCGAGGATCAGCGGAGCGACGCGCGGATCGCCGGCATGGCCTCGCGTAGCTTGGAATAATCGCCGGTCCGTCGTGCTTCGTCGGCGAGCCGCTTTATCGTGGCCGCGTCGAACCCCTGCGCGGTCGCCGCCGCGGCCGCCGAGCTCGACGCCGCGCCCCGGTTCGGGTTCGGGGGCGCCGGCCGGGCGGGCGGCTCCGGTTCCGCCGCCGAGGGCGCCGGCGCCGGGGCGCCGCTCGCGGCGAGGTATGCGGCGAGCGCCCGCGGTGCCGACGACGGATCGGATTTGAGCTGGTTCAACCACTCGCCCATAGGGGGGCGTTTGTCCGCGTCGAGTTTGCCGTAAAACATGCGGGCCACCTCGATCCCTTCGGGGTCGGTGAGTCCAGCCCGCCAAAGGTCGCGCTCCGCTTGCCATTCCGCCGCCTGCGCGGACAACCGGCCCTCCGCGTCGCGCAGGGAGTCGGCAAGCGTTCGCGCCGTCCCCGCTTCCGCCTGCAACGTGCGGAGCTGGTCCTCCAACTCGGCGACCCGGGCGAGCGCCTCACGCCGCCCCTTGGTAACCTGCTGGAAACGCTCGTACGGTACGGCCTTATCCTCCGTCGCTTCGACGGGTTCGGGTGCCTGCGCCTGCGGATCTACCATGATGCCTCCCTATGTCGGACGATAGCGTGCGTTTACCGACGCAATATCGGCTAACGCTAACTCCGCGTCCGCGCGACTAATGCCCGGGTGCAGCTGCTGATACGCGCTGACCCGATCTAGCAACCCGGCGCCGATTAGCCCGAGGACGTGTTCGCGTTCGCCCTGTCGTTCCTCCGCGCTCGGCGGGAGGGAGACGTATTGCACCCGATATCCGTATTCGGGGAGGTCGTTGGCCCCGGTCGCCGCGTTGACCATCGCCGCGGTGATCTGCATAAGTTCCTCGTCAGCTGGTCGAAACACCGGCTCGAAACGACGCTGTGCCTCTCGCGCCGCCTCGCGTGTGATCGCGAGCGCGAACCCCGAGCGCGGGTCCCCAGCAACCCGCATCACGTCCGCGGCCGATACCCCGGCAAACGCGGCGATGCGGCGTTCGTAGTGGCTAATCGCTTCCTGCAACGTGTTCGGATCCGCTCCCGCTTCCCATTGACCGATCTGCGGGCTCATGCTCTCGTCAGTCGGTGCAAAGAGCAAAACGGTCGCCGGGTCTGGAATGATCGACTCGCGCAGCGTCGAGGCGTCCGACCCCTCGATCGTGGCACCCGGCGCCTGCACGCCGATCGCGTAGCGTTGTGGCCACGACGCTTGTCGAACGGTATGGCCCCAAAACGTCCAAAGCACCGCGACGTTTAGCGAGCCTTCGACAAGCTCCGATGCCTCAAAGGGGTCGAATAGCGCACCCGTTTTTGCGGCATGGTACAGGACATAAGGCAGGTAGACCGTACCATCCAGCCGGCGATACGGGTAAGCGTCGCCGACAAGCCCGCCCTCGACGCCGAGGTATTCCGCGGACAGATCTTCGCCCGACTCGTCGCCGCCCGCCGCAATCACGCGGTAGTACGGATCCTTGCCCGGTTCGATCGACAGATAATCATAGGTCCAACGCGGCTTCCCGCCTCGGTCCGCGCGCAACCGCAACTCGTAGATCTCTACCGGAACGTCCGGCCGTTCGGGGCTCGACTCCGCGAGCACCATGTCCGGATACACCGGCCGATAGTTTACCTCTGGCTGCCCGTTCGCCGCGATCGACACGTCAACCCTGACGAGCATTTCGCGCATCCCGAGCGTATCCCTCTGAACGCGCTGCATGAGGGGCGCCCATCCGGCGCCGGCCGCAAGCGCTGCCACCCGGGCACCGGCTGCCGCGTTGTCGTGTGTGATCGTCGGGCGCCGATCGTAGAGCACCGACAGCGACGAGAACGCCGATCGAAACACGTTGCTTGAAAGGTCAGGGACACCCCACGCCTCTCTGCGCACCGACCCGATCGCCCACTCGATCCGCTCGACAAGATCCTCGCGCCAAGCTCCATAGAGCATCCGGCGGCGCAGGCGGGTGTGCTGCCACCGCGCGAGCTCGGCGGGGTTGTTGGGGAGGGGCGGGATCGGGATTCGGGGATCGCTCAGCATGTAGGCTCCACGCGCTACTGTACCTGAATCGTCGCGGTCGAGCGCGCTGGCTGCCGCCAGATCCACGGATCGAGCGCGTACCGCAGCGCGTCGATCGGGTCCTTGTAGTCGTCGTCGCGATCGGGATGGTAGCGGTCGATCGCCTCGATCAGCCGGGTACAACGGGGATGCACGCCGATCCCCTCGTCGCGCACCGCTTGATGGTAAAGCCATCGCGAGGCGATCCGAATGGCGCCGCGTTGGTTCGCCCTCCCCTGTTTCACAGTGCGGATCAAGGGCCACAGGGTATCGGGCGCGAGGCCCAGTCTGCGGCATAGGTGGCGCGCGAGGTCCGCGTTCGATTTCTGCCTGACTGATCCTTTCATATGCACAATATCACCGTAGACGAAACTAAGATCGCGCCATTTGAGCCCGTGCCGGTGAAGCATGGCAAGGATCCCCGCGGCGTCGTCCTCCGGTGTCGCGGCTCCGGAAGTATCGACGTAGTGATCCACGACGTAGATCCGCGGATACGCGCTCGACTCGGTAACCGCGACGAGGACCGCGATCTGTTTACCGGGCTGGCTCCCGTGGTCGATCCCGAGACTCAACTTGACGTCGCCGCCCGGGGCGCGTGCGTGGACGTGCGCCCGATCGCCCGACGAGCGGAACACGTCGAAATAGCGGTCGGTCGTCCGCACTTCCCATTCACCGTGTACGCGAACCGGGATCTCGTAACTTGGTGTCTGTGCCTCGATCTGCGCGATCCACGCCTGATCGCAAACGGTGCCGTCGCCGAGTCGCCGCGGACGGGACGACCCGATCGGGATCAACGCCTCCGGTGTAAGGGGCTGGTGCAAATCCCAAATGCGGCCGTCTTGCGCCGCCTCACGAATCCATTGAATCGGCGCCCCGATCGGTGTCATCGCGATCGACACCCACCCACCCGTTGATAGCACGCGCTTGACGACCTCGGCATAGACGGCCTCCGACGCCGGAGGCTCGTCAAACAGAGCGCCATGGATCGTGGCGCCGGCGAGGTTTAGCGTGCCCTGCTGTGTAGTCCGGAAACGGATCATGGAGTATCCGCCGCCTGCGTGCTGCACCTCGACCGCAGGGTTTTTGCCGCGGAAACCACGGGCCGACGTATACACGGTGTCAGGGTGAAGCCTCGCCGCGGGTAGCAGCGCGTGGAGCTTCGCTTGGATTGCGATGCTCTGCGACCACGAGGCGCAAATGACCCAGTATTCTCCGGCCTCCCCGCACGGGCGGTACGGGTGCTCGCCGAGCGCGTGTAACGCCAGATCGGCAAGGGCCACCGTCGTCTTTCCGAGCGCTTGGTTCCCGGCGCGCAGCAAGCGAAACCGCTCAACGGAAGCTAGGTACCGGTGCTGCACGGGTAGCCAACGCATCCACCGGAGGGGCTGCGCCTCGGCGCGGTCGGCGACCGCGTGCGCGTAGGTCCACGCCGCGGCGAGCTCGATCACGAGCTACCGCCCGGGAGCACGGCGAGCGCCGGGCGCCCTGACCACCGCGCGGCGATCGCATCCTCGACACGTTCAACGACGTGGTCCGGTAGGGCGCCGAGTACCGACACGAGCCCGGCAATCAGTTCCTCGTCGGACAGATCGGCCGTCGGGTCGGCGTGCTGCGCGGTTGCGGCGATCACTTGATCGAGCGCGTCCCGCGTTGCGTGCGCCTGCCTGCGGAGCGCGGCGACCGCCTGCCACGAACGCGACTCCTGAGCCTCGCCGATATCGGATTCAAGCCCTGCTAGCTGTTCGCGCAGCCATACGTCGCGAGCTACATTCTGAGGGGCTACCGGCGCTTTGGTCTTGCGTGGCATTGTGTAGTTTTTCCCTCAAAGTTTATCGGGAGCGCGCGCGAAGGTGGATAAAATCA